AAAAATAAAGAAGGATAATATGACGCAGTTAAACGAAGAAATTAGACAAAAAGATTTCGGCAGAGCAACTGGGCTTGTTCTGAAGTATCTTCGTAAGAAACTCGGAAACAAGATTTATCTATATCCAGTCCCAGAACGATTTACTCCTTCTGGTGGGAGTGTGATGACTGGTATCCGTTTCTTCCTTGGTTCAAATAAATCTATTCGTTTCAACTGGAAGACCACTATTAACACAGCGAATGGTCTGCTATCAATGGATTACTGGGATGGTTCAAAACTCCCGCAGCCAACCCCAAGCGATCACATCAAATTCGATGAGGCACAGTCTCTGGTAAAGGTATTACCATTCGTCGTTGAGTTCTTAGAAGGTAAGGTCGAGAAATCTGGTATCTATGTTACTGAAGATATCTCACCTGAGTTTAATCTAGTACTTGATTTTCGTAGAGACCTAACTGAAGCAACATATACTTCTGGTGAATTGTCGAAGACTGTTTCGAATATCATCAACGCACTAAAGAATAACATTCAGATTGCTGACCAGTATAAGAATGGTGGCAATAAGAAGTATGGTCCACGCTGGGATAAAGCAGCGAATGAGATCAAGAAGCAATATCCAGAATTGTTCAAGAAGCAAGGCGCAAAGATTATCATTGATGCCGCCGACGCATCGAAGATTGACGCATCCAAGATTCTTTCTGCAATCTCTGGTGGCGATGATGCCGTTGCTTTTAATATCAGTAGCGGAAGCAAAGAAGAACACATCGTTGATGGCGCAAGCGATGCTGACATCGATCGTATGACTTATGAAGAGCAACTCGATTCGCTCAAGTCTGGTATGAAGTTGCTTATGAGCAATGCCACAAACTCTATGTGGGTCGGTGGTCGAGGCGGTACTGGTAAGACGCAGACTGTTGAGGATATGCTACACGCAGCTGGTAAGAGCGATGGTGAAGGTTACTTTAAGATTACTGGTTCAGCTACGCCAACTGGTATCTATAGAATTCTTTATACGCACCGTAAAGACATTATTCTATTCGATGACTCGGACTCGGCACTGAATGACCAAGAAGGACGTAATCTGTTTAAGGCAGCTGCTGATACGAAGAAGAATCGTAAGATCTCTTGGATGAAGGGTGGTAAGAACTTCGTTGATCCAGATGACTTCGATGAAGAGGAAGATAACGAAGACGTTCTGCCACGTTACTTTGACTTCACAGGTAAGATTATCTTCATCTCGAATATGCCATTGGCTAAACTAGATCCGGATGGTGCTCTGCGCACTCGTGGTTTCGTTATGAACGTTGACCCGACCAATGAAGAGATCTATGATTTTATGATTAAGATTGTTGATTTTATTCCATTAGATGTTAACTACCCATTGGCTAAAGAAGCAAGAATGGAAGTGGTTGATGTATTAAGAGCAAGAAAGATCTCTGAGAAGAGTGCTAACCTTCGCTCACTGGTACGTGGTCTCAACGTGCGCGCTGGTATTGAGTCGCAGGGTGGGTCAGAAGAAGAATGGCGTCGTTTCGTTAAGATGTTTGCTTAATATGAAAGTAGTGCACAAAGATTTACAGGCTCTTGGTATTGACAATGAGTCCGTAAAGAAATACTTAAAATATAGAGAGGCAGATGCTAAGGTCGGTAATGACCCATATACATCATCTGCCTCTGATAAAGCAACTAAGACAAAAGCATTCCGAGCATTACACAAAGATCTAGAAGCAAAAACCAAGAATGCGATGGTGGCGAGTCAAGCCTTACACAACATCCATGACTATAAAGGAAAAGAAGCGATGTATGAAAGTATGATGTCATTCAAATCCTTCCTTGAGATCAACGAATTGTCTAATGTTACTTTGGCTTCTTATAAAAAGAAAGCAGGAGAACAGGCAACAGCTGCTGATAAGGCAGGTGACTTCAAGAAAGGCAATAAGCGATTCTCTGGTATCACCAAAGCGACGAAGAAACAATTCGCTAATCCAGTAAAAGAAGATTTCGATATCTGTGAAGCAGCAGAATCTGGGCTTGCTGCCAAAGCAGAAAAATCTGGTGTGTCAATCGGCACATTACGCAAAGTTTATAATCGCGGTATGGCAGCATGGAATTCAGGCCATCGCCCAGGAACTACTCCTCAACAATGGGGAATGGCTCGCGTAAACTCTTACATNACCAANGGNAAGGGAACATATCACGGTGCTGATAAAGACCTTCGTGAAGAAGAAATCTCAGAAGTAGCGAAAGACAAAGANTCTGGACTGCCTAAGAAATATGTTGCTGGTCTTTCTAANTCAACAGCAAAAGACAGAGCAGCACACTTTGATAAAATGGATAAGAAAAGTGATAGCGATCCATCAGCGTATGCGCCAGCACCAGGAGACGCAAATGCCAAAACTAAACTAAGTAAGCATACATTAAAGTATCGTGAAATGTATGGAGAAAGTATTGATGAGGAAATACTGGAAGCATGCTGGGTTGGCTATAAACAAGTTGGCGTAAAGAAAAAGGGAAATAGAATGGTTCCAAACTGCGTGGCAGAAGATGTTGACTATATGTTCCATCCTCTTGTCGAAGCAGCAAAGGCAATTGATAGTGGTGAGTATGACTACGAGGGCCAGATGGCCAGATTACAGTTACAAACTATCTGCCGCAACTCAAAAGATTTAGTTGACATGCTTTCTGACGATGAGAATATGCCAGAGTGGGTTCAATCCAAAATAACTTTAGCTCAAGATTATATTAGTTCAGTTAGAGATTACTTACAATCTAAAGAAGAATTGGGCGAAAATTTAGAAGAACAATTCGATCTAATCGAAGAAGTTGTTGAAGAGCTATCAGCTGAATATGGTATTGACTCTGAAGTAATTTGGGAAAACTTTGAAGAGTTTACAGACGAAGAATTACTAGAATACGCAGTTGATTCCAAAGGACACAAGTCATCAACTGGTGGGTTAACTCAAAAGGGTCGCGATGCTTACAATGCCAAAGGCGCAAATCTGCAAGCACCAGTGACGACCCCACCATCTAAGCTGAAACCAGGAAGCAAAGCAGCAAATCGCCGTAAGTCTTTCTGTGCGCGTATGGGTGGTATGGAAGGTGCTATGAAAAAACCAAATGGTGAACCAACTCGTAAAGCACTAGCACTACGTAAATGGAATTGCTAAAGTATGACTATTCTGACATGTCCATCGCCGAGTAATATCAACCCATTAAATCCAAATGGGTTTTTATTCTCGGTCAGTAAACTTCCTGAACTGACATTCTTTGTACAGGACGTGGAGTTGCCTACATTAAGTATCGGCACTATTGTTCAGGGATCTAGCGTTCATCCTATTAAGATTCCAGGAGAGACTGCTGATTTTTCTAGCCTTAGTGTTAGTTTCCTCGTAGATGAACAGTTCGCTAACTACAAAGCGATTTATGCCTGGATGGTTGGTCTAACGTATCCAGAAAATCATGCTATGTATAAGGCATACTTAGCCTCGGAGAAGAACTCTAATTCTTATGGTGAACTAGCAAAGGGTTACTCCGATGCATCATTGACTATTCTTAACAGCAGCAATAATCCTGTTCAGAGAATTACCTTCGTGGACGCATTTCCAACATCTCTAAGTAGTTTACCGTTCACCTCTCAGAGCAATGATGTTCAATTTCTGAGAGCAACAGTTACATTTGATTATACGTACTATACATTATCTTAACTTCCTGTAATATATTATGACACTCGATGAAATTCGAGAGCAGTGGGAAACTGACTGCTCAATAGATGATCTACACCCTGACAAAGCATCAGCTACTAGTCCAAGTCTTCATGCGAAGTACCTTGGTGAGTTGATGAACTATAGACTCAAACTCACAAAGACGCAGTTTGAGTTTAGCCAGCTCCGAGCCAAGAAGTCTAAGTATTTTCGTGGAGAGATGACTCGCGAAGAACTTGAAGAGAATAGCTGGGAGCAGTGGCAATACAAAACTCTCAAATCCGAAGTCGAAGCATTACTCGATGCTGATGAGCAAGTGCAGACTATCCTTGCTCGAGTTGAGTATTTGAAATCTGTGATCTATTACTTGGAATCAGTTCTCGGTGAGATTAGGTCAAGATCATTCCACGTAAAGAACATCATTGAGTGGAATAAATTTAGGGCTGGCGCGTGATTCGATTTATTGAATTCAATGAGACGCATATTAAGGTTCTCATTGATGACTTCGGTATTGAGCAGGAGATGTCGGACTTCTTTACGTTCTTCGCACCTGGGTATAAGTTCCACCCCAAGGTAAAGGCGAAGATCTGGGATGGTAAGATCCGTATGCTCGATGCTCGCAGAAAAACCCTATACAAAGGGTTACTCGCGATCGCCATCAAATTCGTAAAGGATCGCGAGTATGAGTTCGAGATTGATAAGAGTCTAGATAATAGAACCAATCTCAAAGAAGAAGACGTTCGTGCCTACGTTGACTCGCTTCAGCTGACTGCTCGTGGTGAGTTGCTCGAAGTACGGGAGTATCAATATCAGGCAGTATATAAAACTCTTGAGACAAAGCGCAACCTGCTAATCTCACCAACGAGTTCTGGTAAGAGCGCGATTCTTTACTGCAAGACGCGTTACCATGTTGATCAAAATCAGAGCGTACTACTCATTGTTCCGACGACAATGCTCGTAGAACAGATCTTCTCGGACTTCAAAGATTACTCTACGAAGAACGGATGGGATGTTGAGGGTAATATACAGCTGCTGTATTCCGGCAAAGAAAAGTTATTTCACAAGCCAATTATGATCAGCACCTGGCAGTCTATTACTGCTATGATGAAGAATGACCCAGACAACTTCTCGAACCTAACTTCTAGCGTTGACGTAGCACTGTTCGATGAGGCACATACTTACAAGGCAGCAGCAGTGCTCGCGACGATGGAAAAGTTCATCAAGACAGAGTGGAGGACTGGCACCACGGGAACTATTGATAACAACAAGATTAATGAACTAAGTCTTGTTGGATTGATGGGGCCAATCTATAAAGTAATTACGACGAAGCAATTGATGGATGCGGGTCAGGTAACTACCCTAAAGATCAAAGCATTGATGCTACAACACCCAGAAGAACTACGTAAGCAGTTGAAGGGTATGAAGTATGCTGAGGAGATTTCTTATCTTGTTGGCTGTCAGGAAAGAAATAAGTTTATTGTCAACCTAGCCAAAGCCTGTTCTGGCAACACTCTTATTCTATTCAACTTCGTGGAACGTCATGGAGCAGTTCTCAATGATATGATCTCACAGAAACTGGATGGATCTGGTAGGTCTATATACTTTGTGCATGGCGGTACTGACGTCGAAGATCGAGAGAAGATTCGATTGACTGTTGAGAAAGAAAATGACGCAGTTATTATCGCGACCTCATCTCTTTTCAGCACTGGTATCAATATGCCATCTATCGCGAACATTATCTTCGCTGTGCCAACCAAGTCTACGATTAGAATTCGTCAGAGTATTGGTCGCGGATTACGACTGAAAGATGGGAAGACTCACTGCAATTTGTTTGATATCGTGGATGACCTGAGTTGCAAGTCCTATATAAACACCACGATGCAACATTTTCAGGAAAGAGTCAAGGTCTATGATGCAGAGCAGTTTGAATGGGAATTGGTAAAAGTCCCTCTAAAGAACCAGTAATATCAACGCTGCAGTTGAATTATACCTTGTAAAAAGCAAGTGTAAAATAAACTTTACGCCTAACAATTTATTTTACTTTCCTGGGAAATGGGGTATACTTGGCTGAGTTCCATAGGAGTACCTCAATGCAAGATAATTCAATTAAAGTAGTCCCTCCAGTTGATGCGGACAATAAGAACCACTACGTAAACAACGTCAAGTTCTATGAAGAGATCAAGAAATACAAAGAAGCATATGTGATCGCCAAAGAGGCAGGTACTGAACTTCCTCTCATTAGTAACTATCTCGGTGAGTGTGTTTGGAAGATCGCAAAAGGTCTTGCAATGAAACACAACTTCCGGAACTATTCATATCTTGAAGAAATGATCGGTGCAGGAGTTGAGACCTGTATCAAGAATATGCATTCATTCGACCCAGCAAAGTCTCAGAATCCTTTCTCATACTTTACTCAGGCTTGCTTCTATGCATATATCCACATTATTCAGAAAGAGAAGAAGCAAAGTGCTATCAAGAAAAGGCTAGTGCTTAGTTCAGCGATTGATACATACGAACTACAGAAGCATGATGAGGATGGTGAGTTTGCTTTACCACTGATTGAATATCTCAATAGCCTTGGTGGTGAGGATGAACCAAAGAAGAAATCAAAGGTAACTACGGAGATTGGTGCGCTTGAACATTTCTTCGGAGACAATAAATGAGGTATGTACTTCTTGGTGATTGCCACCTTGGAGCACGCAATGGCAGTTCACGATTCTCAAAGCACTTCAATAAGTTCTTCACAGATGTTCTGTATCCATACATAATTCATAATGACGTCGATACGATCATTCAGTTGGGTGATCTGTTTGATAATAGAACCAATCTTTCATACAAAGCATTCCATGCCTGTAAAGATCATTGGTTCGCTCCACTGGATAACATCGGTATTGAGATGCACGTGCTGCTAGGCAATCACGACATCTACCATAAGAACACCCTGGAAATCAATAGTCCAGAGTTACTCCTTGGTCAGTATGAGAATATACATGTCCATAGTAAACCATTTACTATCTATGAATTTGGTGAGCCACTCTTCGATCTGGTTCCTTGGATATGCGCTGATAACAATGATAGAGTCCTCTCATTCATTGGCAGAAAAGATCGAGCAAAGTATTGTGCTGGTCACTTTGAGATTGCTGGATTCTCAATGTACCGTGGTGGCGAGATGCTTTCGCATGGACTATCACCCGCACTCTTTGATGGCTATGATCGAATGTTCTCGGGGCATTACCATCACAAATCAGAAAATGGAAACATCCTTTACACAGGAACTCCATATGAGATTACCTGGAGTGACTTCGCTGACCCAAAGGGATTCCACGTAGTAGACACAGATAAAAATACCGTGGAGTTTATTGAAAATCCCTTTACTATATTCAGTCGTGTAGTGTATAATAATGGTTGGTCAGGTGATATCAGTTCCCTATCCGAGAAGATTGTCAAGTTGGTTGTCCAGGAGAAGAAAGATCTTTTCCTATACGATCGTTTCGTAGACAGCCTTAAATTGGCAGGTGTATATGAGTTGGCTATCATTGAGAATCTCGATGAGTTTAAGGATGGCGAAGTTGATGAGAATATTGACCTTGAAGACTCGAACGCCATCATTGAGAATTACATTAATGGTATCACAACTAATCTAGATAAAGATAAAATCAAAACATATATGCGTTCATTATACAATGAAGCACTTACCCTATGATCGTATTCAAAACAGTTAGTGTAAAGAACTTTCTTAGTTATGGTAACTACGACACAAAGTGGTTTCTTGATAAACATAACAGCACTCTTATCGTAGGCAGAAATGGCCATGGTAAGAGTGTCCTCCTGGACGCAGTGTGCTTCGGTCTGTTTGGTAAGCCATACCGTAATATCAATAAACCACAGCTGGTTAATTCAATCAACCAGAAAGCCTGTGTTGTTGAATTAGATTTGGTCGTCAATGGCGTTGAGTACAAGATCATTCGTGGTATGAAGCCGAATGTCTTTGACGTATACTGTCAAGGCAAGATGCTAGACCAGGAAGCAGCAATGCGAGATATGCAGACGTATCTTGAGCAGCAGATTCTTAAACTAAACTTCAAGACATTCTGTCAAGTAGTTATCCTTGGTTCAGCATCGTATACGCCATTTATGCAACTACCTGCGCATCAGCGTAGAGAAGTAGTTGAGGATGTGCTAGACATCGGTATCTTCAGTAAAATGAATGGTTTGTTGAAGGATCGAATAGCAGGAACGAAAGAAGAACTGCGCATCATTGAGATCAAAGTTGATTCAGCGAAGAAAGAAGCACAGGCACAGAAACGTATTATTGAATTGATCGAGAAGAATAAGACTTCGCGTATCTCTGAGATCAATGATGAACTAACAACACTGCAGGAAGAACTAGGTGTAGTAATGAGTTCACTATCTGCTCAGCAAGTGCCAGACTACGTTTCAGCGAAGGCTCTGCGCGAAAGACATACTGCCATTGTTGATAGCATCGATGATCTAAAGGCGACTGCTACACAGTTGAAGACTAGGCTCACGAGATTAGAGAGTCTTGAAGAATGCCCTACTTGTATCCAGGGTATCTCTCATGATCACAAGACAACTATCAAGACTAAGTTCGAAGAAGAATGTGATCAGATCGACCAGAACCTCAATGAACAATACCCATCATTGAAAGAAGTCGGTGGTCTCTTGCAAGCAGCAGAAAAAGAGCAGGGTAATTATGAGACAACAAAGGAAACTCTTACTCAGAGTAAGTCTGATCTAACTAAGTCGATCAAAGGCAAACAGGATCAGATCGAAAAGATCAAAGAAGATTCTGGTGATGTAGATGCTGAGAAAGAGAAGATGAAGGCAATTGCTGCTGAGGCATTACAGTTCATCTCGCGTAAGAATGAGTTGTCTGAGGAGAAGCAACTCCAGGAAGTATCACAGGTGCTGCTGAAAGATAATGGCATCAAGACTGCTATCATTCGTGAGTACCTTCCTGTGCTCAACAAACTCATCAATAAGTATCTGACTGTGTTTGACTTCTTTGTCAACTTCAATCTTGATGAATCATTCAATGAGGTAATCAAGAGTCGTGGTCGGGATGAGTTTAGTTATGCAAGTTTCTCTGAGGGTGAGAAGAAAAGAATCGACCTGGCTATCCTGTTATCTTTCCGCCAGGTTGCTGCTATGAAGAATAGCGCAAAGGTAAATCTCCTGATCTTCGACGAAGTGCAGGATAGTTCATTGGATCTGGATGCTCGTGCCAAATTCAATGATTTGTTGGACTCTATGGCTGGATCAAATGTGTTCGTTATCTCACATACAGATACCAGCCCAGATGCCTATGATGCGGTAATCAAAGTAGAGAAACGTGGTGATTTTAGTCAATATGAATACGTATAAGGAGAATGATTATGAAAGTACAAGCATCTGAAGATGGGTTTGCTCTGGTTGGACTTAAGAAGATCCACCTCGACCTTATTGCTTCTTTACTCTATCGAGTTCGGCTTGGTGAGACTCCAACCAAGATCGCTGCCTATGAACTTCTGCAGGAGCTGGAAGAGTTCGAGGTCCTCCCAGTTAGTTGTTCCCAAGAGTGGCCAGACGATTATTGTACGATAGAGATCTGACTTTACTTTTATTCAACTTCGAGGTATAATAACTTATCGAATTGAAAGGAAAGAAGTGGAAGCAAAATCGATAGACCTCTTGAGCAAACTTATGGCCAACGAGAACATCACTGTTCTGCGCCAGAAAGTCCAGACAGCGTCTTTTGACCTGAAGACCAGAACTCTCAGGTTGCCTACCCTCGTTGGAATGACTCCTGCCGAAGAAACGGTAATGGAATTCCACGAGGTCGGCCATGCTCTGTTTACTGGCGAAGAGTACTTTACTCTGGCCAAGAAGCAAGAGAAGAAGAATTTCAGCTCCTATATGAACGTCCTCGAGGATGTGCGTATCGAGCGACTGATGAAGCAACAGTATCCTGGTTGCCGCAAGGATTTCTTTGCTGGCTACAAGGTGCTCAACGAGCGTGACTTCTTTGGCATTGCCAATCGTGACCTCAATGAGTATGGCATCATTGACCGGATCAACCTGCACTTCAAGGTAGGGTTCTCCTGTGGTGTAAAGTTCACCAAGGAAGAGCGTGTGTTCCTGACTGCTGCGGAAAACGCAGAGACTGTCGAGGACGTGTATGACCTCGCCCTGCGTATCTATGCCTATGCAGCTGACGAGAAGAACAAGAAGCAAGAACAAGAAAAGAGTGACGACATCGAGTTCGGTGAGGGCGATCCGGATGAGTTCGATGACGAAGATTATGACTTTGACTTCGACGATGACATGGTCGAGGAAGAAGACTCTGAAGAAGCCGAACTGCCTCCGATGGATGATGGAGTCAATGAGGAGAAGGACGAAGAAGCAGATGATGAAGAAACTGCTCCTGCTCCCCAGACCCAAGACATTTTCAATGAGAAGGTTCAGGCGAACACCAATGTCGCAGGCTGGGATTTCATCTATGTCCAACCAAAGAACTACTATGAGCCGAAGTTCATTGGGTACAAAGATATTGTGGCTGACTTCCGCAAAGCCGAGTTCGGTGGTCTTGAGCTGAGTTCGTATCGGAAAGAGCAGTACACGAAGTTCCGTGCTGCTAACCAGAAGTCTGTCTCGCACCTTGTTAAGGAATTCGAGATGCGTAAGGCTGCTCAGCGTTACTCGCGCACGCAGGTCTCCCAGACTGGTTCGCTGTCTATGAGCAAACTTCACCAGTACAAGACCAGCGAAGACCTGTTCCGTAAACTTGACGTCATTACCGATGACAAGAACCACTCTTTCCTGATGCTTCTGGACTGGTCTGGTTCTATGCAGACCTACCTGCAGGATTCGCTGGGTCAGGTTATTACTCTGGCATCATTCTGCCGCCGAGTGAACATTCCTTTCCAGGTCTGCGCATTCAGTGACTCTCGTAACGCAGATATTACCTACAGCGAGGGATTCTTCTCGAAGTACAACGATGCTGTTAATGAGCCAGGTCAGTTCGGTGTGATCAACGGAGATATGATCAATATTCTGAATTTCCTCGATTCGAAGATGAGCAACTCAGAATTTGATTTTGTCTGCGAAATGCTGTATACGTTTCGGTTTATGTCGATCTCTGACAGTACTCTTCAATACAAGTATCGCCTCGGTGGTACTCCATTGATCGAGTCGATTGCTTGGTTGTATGACTACATCGATGAGTTCAAGAAGAACACCAAGGCTGAGAAGATGACCGTGATTACGGTTACTGATGGCGAAGGCCAGGGTGTTTCGTATAAGACTACTGATGCTACTTATACGATGAAGAAGATGCTGCGTTGCCCGAAGACTGGTCGCGTGTATACCTGCAATCATCGGACTGAGACTCAGCGGAATATGATGCAGATGCTCAAGGATGCCAATCCAGATGTTCGGTTCGTTGGCTTCTTCATCGCTGGTAGTGTCAAGAATGTTCGGAGTTTCAACTACCAGAATGACAATAAAGTTTCTGACTCTACTGCAATTATGCGTCAACTGAACAAAGACTACTTCTTTGAGTATCCCTTGGCTGGTTACCATAAAATGTACATCATCCCCTCGCAGACTGGGGAAATGGAGTTCAATACCCGTGGGATTGACAAGGATATGTCTGCAGCCAGGATTGCGAAGTCTTTTAGCTCCTCTATGTCCTCGGTTATCAAGGGTCGGGTCGTTTTGACGAAGTTCATCTCCGAAATTGCTTGACTTTTATTCAGTTTCGAGGTATAATAACTTATCGAAACGAAAAGGAAAGAAAAATGGAATACCAAGAGTTTATTGTCTACGGTGATCATTGCTCGGATGAGTTGGCTCTGTATGATTACAGCCTGGATCACCCCGACACCTACAAGGATGCGAATCCTACCGAGGAACTCCATGGTTACTTTCCTGCCTTCGTTGGCGTTGACCTCACTTGACTTTTATTTGAAGTTCAGGTATAATTTATTATTGTTTATTTGTGATGGAGTTTAATATGTGGCTTTCCCGATTCAATTCTCAAGAAGTTGAGATTATCCGTAAGATGCGTCAGCTGGATACGGTGTTCGCTGAGACTGGCGAGTTCAAGCCAGTTCTGATCAAGAATGCGTGTGATGCTTTGGGTGTTCCCCCGAAGTGGTCTATTCGCGACAAGAGTCAACCTGTTAGCCGTGGAGTGTATCTTATGCATGGTGATAGTTCTGAGAATGCTGTGAAGCAATCTGAGCCAGAAGCAGCTCCTGCTCTGGTGTCTGCTGTGGAGCGTAAGGTCGTTCCATTCAAGCAGTCAGCTGTACGTCAAACCCTGGTCGGAGCTGTCCCTCCAGTAGATCCTAAGTATGTTCCATTCGGTAACTACAAGGATATCGAGAAGATCATCAAGTCGCGGAAATTCTTCCCAGTCTTGGTGACTGGTCATAGCGGTAATGGCAAGTCCACGACCATTATGCAGATTCACGCTAAGAATGACATGCCTATCATTCGGCTGAACATGACCAAGCGCACCGATGAGGAAGTCCTGATCGGTAGCAAGACCCTCGTAGATGGTAACGTCGTGGTTATCGAGGGTCCAATCCTGATCGCTATGCGTCAGGGCTGCACCGTATTGCTCGATGAAGTGGATGCCGCTGAGAGCAATACGATTATGTGCCTCCAGTCTATCCTGGAAGGTAAGCCATACTACTTCGCTGCGATCGGCGAGTATATCAAACCAGAAGTTGGTTTTAACATTATCATGACTGCTAACACCAAGGGTCAGGGTTCAGAGGATGGTCGGTACATCGGTACCCAGATCCTGAACGAAGCCTTCCTTGAGCGAATCGCCTTTACCTTCGAGCAGGAGTTTCCTTCTCCTGCTGTTGAGAAGAAGATCGTGATGAACATCATGGAGGAGAATGGATGTGTTGATGAAAAATTCGCCGAAGAACTCGTCAAGTGGGCTGATGCGATTCGTCGGTCTTTCGCTGATGGTGCTGTTGACAGCCTTATTGCTACTCGCCGTCTTGAGCATATCGTTCGCGGGTTTTCTCTCTTCAAAGATAAGAAGAAAGCAGTCGAACTGGCAGTGAATCGTTTTGATTCCATGACCAAGCAGGCATTCTTCGAACTCTTCGATAAGATCTCTACTGAAGAAGTGGTAGTTGCTGCTCCTGAAGTTGCTGCTGCTGTTGACCTTGACGCTCCTCCATTCTGATCATGCTTACCTTTAACGATCTCTCCACTGCCCAAAAGAAATGGGTGTATATCGTCAATCACTTCCACCCAGAGGTGACTACTGAGATTACATTCAAGCAGATCAATGAATTCCATGAGGAGTTTATGTCTCTTCGCCAGAAGGACAAGAAGTATAAGGTCGGTCTCCCACTTTGGTTGATTGGTCACAATACGATTCGTCGTGGTGTATACTTCTTTCCTGCTGAGGCAAATACATTGGCTCCTGCTTCCTCGAGACCAGTTCCGGTGAAGACTGCCCTGCTCGAAGAATTTAAGCAGGAATTAGCCAAATACGGTATAAAATAATTTTACTTATAAAGTGAATCGCGCTAAACTATATCCTTGGTTGAGTAAGGTGTTCGGGCTTACTCTGTTGAACCATTATCTCCCGAAATTATTTGATTGGAAATTTATGACTAAAGCAAAGACCCCTAAGACCAAGACCGAGCAACTTCTGACCGCACTGCGATCGGGTAAGGTATTGTCGGCACAGGAAATCCAAAAGAAGTTTGGTTTCGCTAATCCGTATCGTGCCATTGGCTATCTGCGCGAGAAGCGTGTCTGTGTTTACAGCGATCCTATCACTATGCGTGATGGCTCGACTGTTACGAAGTACAGCATTGGTGTTCCCTCGAAGCAGTTGGCTGCTCTGGGTTATACGCAGTAATTAAGGAGAAGCAACGATGACTACAATCGGTAGAAAATATGATAGTGGGAAGCCGGAGTTTTCGTTGCTTCCACCTTGGGCTCTTGAATCGGTAGCGAAGGTACTTACCTTCGGGGCTGAGAAGTATGATGTTGATAACTGGAAGCATGTAAGCAATGGAGATTATCGGTATCGGAATGCTGCGCTGCGTCATATCAATGACTATGTCAAGGGTGAGAAGATTGATCCAGAGAGCGGATGTAATCACCTTGCTCACGCTATTTGTTGCCTTATGTTCATTCTGGATGCAGATGAATCTGGGCAAGCACTAGCTCCTCCAGAAGTGAAGTTTGATGTGCCGAAAGTGAATTATGCATTTCTGAGAACTGTTACATCGGAAAAAGAATTCCCTTCTACGATGTATAGTGTTTGTGCCTCTCCTACCCAGGAGGTTATGAACTATAGTAGCGTTACTGCTAACACAGATACATACAAAGCGAATTATGAGTTTCAGAATCGCAGTGCAAAGCATCTGGCTGGCATTGCCCGACCAGTCAATAAACAATAAGGAAAAATATGAAGATTTCAAAAGAGACCGTACAGATTCTCAAGAGTTTCAGCGGCATTAACTCAAACATTATGATTCGGCAGGGCAATCGTCTTGCTACCATTAGCCCACAGAAGAATGTGATGGCTGATGCTGCAGTTGCTGAGACTTTCCCAGCTGACTTCGGTATCTATGATCTTTCTGAGTTCCTCGGTGCTTTGTCTCTGTTCGATGATCCAGATGTGGAGTTCGAAGGTAAGACTGTGTCGTTGAGCGAAGGTAATGATAGCATTCGCTATTACGCAGCAGATACTTCTGTTCTGACCATTCCTCCGGAAAAGAAGATCACGTTCCCGAAACCAGATGTTGAATTCATTCTTCCTGCAGCTGTGCTTACGAAAGCGATTCGTACGGCATCAGTGCTGAAGGCAGCAGATGTTAGCGTTGTTGGTGAGGATGGTGTTCTGAAGATCGTCGTCGGTGATCTGAAGAATGCAACAGCTAACAGCTACAATGTCAATATCGGTTCCACTGATATTACATTCCGTGCTAATCTGAAGGTCGATAACCTGAAGATGATCCATCAGGACTATACTGTGTCGATCTCGTCGAAGAAGATTAGTCGATGGGTAGCGACGAGTGGCGATATGACTGTGTTCGTTGCCTTGGAAAGTAGCTCGACGTTCTAAATTATTTTGACTTGCAGGGCGACTGGTGTATAATTGCACAGTCGCCCTTATTTATTATGGAGTATTGAATGTCAGATATTAACATGATGGTTTGGTCTGAGTTCTATCGACCAACCACTATTGAAGAATGCATTCTTCCAGCTGAGACAAAGAAGTCTTTGATGGAAGCAATCGCATCTGGGAATGTTCCCCACATTCTTATGTATGGTCCAGCGGGTACGGGCAAGACTTCTGCATGTCGTGCCATCGCCACTGCACTTGGTGCTGACCTAATGTATATCAATGCCTCTCTTGAGCGCAGTATTGATATTATTCGGAACCAGGTTGTTTCCTTTAGTTCCTCTGTGTCATTCTCTGGTGGTTTGAAGATCGTTCTCCTCGATGAGTTCGATGGTATGCCTCCACTTCAGCAGAATGCATTGAAGGGTGTTATTGAAGAGTTCCCGAATGCCAGGTTCTTCTTTACCAGTAATCACGTAAATAAGATAATTGATCCGATCAAGTCTCGTTGCGTAAATATCAATTTCAAGATTGATAATGCAGAGAAGCCAAAACTTGCATCTAAATTCTTCAAGAGGGTTACGCATATCCTCAAGGAAAAGAATGTTGAGTTCCAGACGGATGTGGTCGCGGAACTAGTCACTAAATACTTTCCTGATTTCCGCCGCACTCTGAATGAACTGCAGCGTTATGCTATCAGTGGTAAGATTGATTCTGGTATTCTTTTGAATCATTCTTCTGAGACGTTCAAAGAATTGTTCAATGCGATTCGTGATAAGAACTTCAAGGATCTGCGTAAGTGGGTTGCTTCGAATACTGATATTGATCCACAGGTATTGTTCCGTGATATCTATGATAATGGAAATGATTTATTCGAGCCGAACTGTCTACCATCGATCATTCTGATCTTGGCTGACTATTCTTTTAAGGCAACCCATTCGGTTGATGCAGAGATTCTTGTTACTGCTGCGATGACTGAGATTATGATGATTGCGAAATTCAAATGATGGACGTATTACTATATTCATTTATCGGAATACTGTTTATCGTCATACTTATCCGATATGGCAGATACTGCTATAGACTTGGAGTGTCAAGTACGACAGGTGCTCTGAATGTTTTGTGTGAAGAAGATAAGAATGGATTTATCTTTTACAACTTATTGACTGAAACATTTCTCTGTCAATCTGCTGATTATAATAGTGGTGTTTCCGCTCTAAAGAATACTTATCCAAACATCGACATTGTCGTTAGTATGGCCTCCCGCACTAAAATAATTGATGAAGTAAATGAAACCATTTGAATATGTCAATGCAATATGCGCATCAAGGGATGACTACTGGGAGGATGGTGTATCTGAATCTGAGTATGAGCCATTCCTAGTCAATCGTGCTCTCTCGCATCACTATGATACTGTTATGTATGCGCAGGAAATGAATGCCAGGTCGCACATAAGTAAGAAGATGCAGTATGACTTCCTGCGTATCGGTGTTCAACCAAAGAAGAAGAGATTTGCGAAGTGGGATAAACAGAAAGACGAGAACATTGAGTTGATTCAGAAGGTATACGCAGTCTCATACAAGACTGCGATCTCCTATGCAGCTATATTAAATAATGAGGATCTAGAAAAAATAAAATCCTCATTATGTAAAGGCGGATTAGGAAATGCAAAATAATTATGCGTTAGATGTGTATGTAGAATGGACTCCGGAGAAAATGCTCGAGGTTTTGATTTCTGAACCAGATTCATTTCTGAAGATCAGAGAAACTCTTTCTCGTATTGGTATTGCTAGTAAAAAGGATTTCATCCTTTATCCGTCTTGTCATATTCTACACAAAAGGGGTAAGTATTATATCGTACACTTCAAAGAGATGTTTGCGCTTGAGGGTAAGCAAAGTGACATTACTGTTGAAGATTTGGTGCGAAGAAATACTATCGCTAAATTGTTAGAACAGTGGGGATTGTGCAAAGTTATTCAAGAAGAAATTCCAACTACCAATATGTCAAACATTAAGGTAGTTCCTTACAAAGAGAAAAGTAAGTGGACTTTCAAACCAAAATTCATGATGCTGACGGACCGTATGAAACAACGTCAGCATCAAGAATCGGACGACTAATATGTTGTCTGGCCGCGCTCGCCGAAAGGGGGCAAAATTAAACTTTACCGAAAGGGAAGAAATGACTGATTTACAAAAAGTGTTTGGTGATATCGTTCGTAGTAGCGTTGGTATGGAGAAATTCATGGATGCACATAAGCAAATTGCTGATGTTGCTTCTAAAATGAATTCTCATTTTCCAGCATACAATATCAAGAAGGTTGAAGAAAACAAATACGAAGTAGAACTGGCTATTGCTGGTTACACTATCGGTGACGTATCGATTGAACTTGAAAAGAATGTATTGTCCATTCGTTCTTCTAAACAAGAACTAGGTGCTCTTGAAGATTCATTCATCTACAAGGGATTTACCTACAAGGGTTTCAACCGATCATTTACTCTTGAAGATAATATTCGTGTTGAAGACGCTGAGTTAGTAAATGGATTGCTTAAGATTTATCTTGAGCGTCTTGTACCAGAAGCACAGAAGGCGAAGAAAATCAATATTCGTCAGCCAGCTGGAACTTCTGAGAAGAAGATCTTGAACGAAGATATGTTGTAATAAACAGACAGGGCTGGGCAACCAGCCCTTCTAGTATGATCAATAAACTAACTATTTTCCCTATGCTTATGCGAGACGATTGGCTGTTTCGCATAAGCATAAGTGACACCACTAATATAATGCTTATTGTTCTTAATGTAAAAGACCCAAATATCTTTATGATGCGTTACTTCTCTGACTCAGATGAGGCGATTGCATTTATTGATGAAGCAGCTGCTGGTAAGCATATCGACTATTTCTGATTGGATTTATTATGTTTGCATTAGATATTGAAACGCTAGGGGTTGAAAGCACCTCTATTATTCTTTCTGTTGGTCTGTCTTATGTTTCTAATACAGAACCAAAGTCCTACCAAGAAATTCTTGACAATTCAATTTTCGTTAAGTTGAGTGTCAAGGATCAGATATCTGTTGGCAGAGTTGTAATGATGTCTACTGTTGAGTGGTGGACTAAGCAATCCGAATTCGCAAAGGATCGCAGCTACTACCCAAAGAAAACTGATCTCTCTGTTGAAGAGGGAATTGCTGTTCTTCAGAAATGGGTAAATGAACGAGCGAAGAAAGATGACCTCTGCTGGATTCGAGGTAGCCTTGACCAGATGTGTCTAGATTCTCTGTTTAGAGCAGTCAATGCTGAACCTCTGTTCAAGTATAATATGTATCGAGATGTTCGTACGGCAATTGATATTATGTATCCAGATACTTCAAAGAATGGGTATGTGGATGTTGACCCAGAACTATGCCTTGGCTTTGACCGAGATCAAGTCCTTAAGCATTCTCCAGAGCACGACTGTGCCTTTGACCTGGCTATGATTCTATTCGGTAAGCAGTAATTTATTAAAGGGATTTATTATGTTAGAAACTATATGTGAATTATTAGAAGATGCATACAATCGTAATTGGATTACCAGCAGAGATGGTAATGTGAGTATTCGCCACCACGATCGTGATCATTTTTATATTACTCCCAGTGGTGTGCGCAAACAAACACTACAACCTGATCAGTTTAAGAAGATTGGCGTTGAAGAGGGTTTCTACGACCAGCCTCCTCGATTGCATTATTCAAGCAAAGAGATGGATTACACTGACATCAGTAAGAATCTAAAGCCCAGCGGAGAACTACCTTTACACTTTGGACTACAAAAAGAGTTAGGGCAACACGCAGGCGATGTTAGAGTTGTAGTGCATGTTCATCCAACTTACTGTATCGCCGCTATGCATGCTGGTATTGATTTGAGTACTATCAGTGATGCATTTCCAGAACTCAATCGTTACACGCAAGTGGCTCCCAACGTTGGTGATGTTGCACCAATTAGCCAAGAACTTGCCGATGAATGCCATAAGATGTTAAAGTTGGATAAAAAAGGCAACATTGCCTATGACATAGTTGGCATCAAAGGACATGGAGTTGTGGCCATTGATACCAGCCCTTGGCGAGCGTATGAGCACATAGAGAGGCTAGAACATATTTGCAGGATAGTACTTGCTTCGGGAAAATACTAAATCCGAGCCAGAATCCATTTCGTCGTAAATGGCTTACCATTGGCCTTTCGCTTAAAGATCTTCTCGAACTCTAGTTTCTCGAGTTCGGCAATCTTCTCTGCATTATGCTCGAGACATGCTTCGTACAGTTTACGTAGTAGGTTCTTTTGTTTCATATTACCTCCTTTTATATTATTTAGCGAAATAGTATGAATGATTTATACTAAATCAGAATTTATTTTACTTCTGACTCAACAGCAGGTATACTTGTTCCTGCTGTAATTATTATGGAGATGCCTAGTGAGTGATTCGTTTTACACGAACGTAGAAGTCTTTGGCAATACCGTTATGACACGTGAAGTTGTCAATGGTGTTCGTCAGAAGTCCAAAGAGCAGTGGCAACCGACGTTGTTTCTCAAAGACAACAACAATACTGAGAGTGTGTTCAAGAGCCTGTATGGTGATCCTGTGAAGGAAATAACCGCAGGAAACATCCGTGAGACCAAAGACTTCATCAAGCAATACGAAGGCGTAGATGGGTTCTCGATCTTTGGTCAATTGAACTTTACCCTACAGTATCTCAACAATCGTTACCCACAGAAGATTACTCCAGATATGAATAATCTTTCTGTCTGGTCAATCGACATCGAGACGCGCACAGGTGATGAGGGATTCCCTAAGCCAGAGACAGCGAATGAAGAAGTAGTTCTTATTACTCTTCAGAATGTAAAGACCAAGACCTGCTATACTTTTGGCAAGGGTGCGTATATTGGTTATACTGGATATGATTCTAAATTCATCAGTTGCGCAGATGAGTATTCTTTGTTGAAGCAGTTCCTGATGTTCTGGGAATTTTCTGACATTGACATCATTACTGGCTGGAACATTGAGTTCTTCGACATTCCTTATCTGATCAATCGAATCAAGCGCATCCTCGGCGAAGATGCAATGAAGAAGATGAGTCCTTGGGGATTCGTTAGCGCAGAGATGCAGTCTTATCGTGGTAAAGAAGAAATGACTGTTGACATCAAGGGTATCGCTATCCTTGACTACCTTGCTCTGTACAAGAAGTTTACATACACGAAGCAAGAGAGCTACTCTCTGAAGTATATTGCTGCTGAAGAACTCGGTCATACGAAGGTAGATCTTCCAGGTGATACCTTCAATGATAACATCGATCATCACTGGAATGACTTTGTTCATTACAACATCGTAGATACGCAGCTGGTAACTGAACTCGAGGATAAGTTGAAATTGCTTGAGTTGATCATTACGATGGCATATCAGGCGAAGATCAACTTTACGGATGTGTTCAGTCCAGTAAAGATGTGGGATGCTCTGATTCATAATTCTCTGTTGCGCGAAAAGATCGTTGTGCCGCAGCGTGGCCATACTGGTTGCAGAAGCATCGATGGTGCGTATGTAAAGGAACCTCTGACTGGTAAGTACAACTGGATCGTCAGTCTTGATGCTACCTCTTTGTATCCAAGTATTATGATGTCATTGAATATCAGCCCTGAGACTTTCGCTGGACGTACTGATATAACTATGGATTCTCTGCTGGATAATCCCAACATTACTTCTCCGTATGTTCAGCAGGATTATGCTATCTCTCCGATCGGTGCATTGTTTACTAAAGAAAAGACTGGCGTTCTTCCTCGTCTGATTAAGGAAATGATGGCTGCGAGAAAGACAGCAAAGAGTCAGATGCTTGGGCTTGAATCTCAGTATGAGAAGTCCAAGGATAAGTCATTGCTTCCGAAGATCTCTGCGTTGAATAATGCGCAGATGGCTGCGAAGATTGCACTGAACAGTCTTTATGGTGCTACGGCAAATGAAGGATTCCGATTCTTTAATCCAGATGTCGCTGAGTCAATTACTATAACTGGTCAATACATTCTGAAGAAGATTGAAGTTGCTTTGGATATTGCTCTCAATAAGAAGTTCGATACTGGCGAGCACAAATATCTTGTCTATGTTGATACTGACTCCGTGTATGTGAATATGAAGCCAGTGGTTGATAAGTTCTTAAGTGGTAAGCCTACTGAGGAAATCGTAAAGAGTCTTGAGAAGGTAGCGAAAGATATTCTTCAGACTGAGATCAATAAGATCTGCGGTGAGGTAGCAGATACGCTTGGTTTCTTTGAGAATGATATCCACTTTAAGTTGGAAGCAGTTGGTGATACGGCTATCTGGTGCGCAAAGAAGAAGTATATTGTCCGAGTGCACTCTTCAGAAGGTGTTACTTATGCTAAGCCAAAGTTTAAGGTAATGGGTCTTGAGATGGTTCGGTCATCGACTCCTGCATTCATTCGTGGTAAGTTACGAGAGTCTCTTGTGCAGGTATTTGATGGTACTGAGAAGACTGTTCAGTTGTTTATTAGTGAGGCACGTGAAGAGTTTAATAAACTTCCTATCTCTGCTATTGCCTTTCCTCGTACTGCTAATTCTATTGATGATTATGCAGATGCTAATTCGATTTACAAGAAGGCAACTCCTATTCACGTAAGAGGTGTTCTTTTGTATAATGAGATTGTCAAGAGGAAGAAACTTCAGAGCAAGTATCCTCTGATAAATGATGGCGACAAGATTAAGTTTATGTATCTGACAATGCCGAATCCACTGAAGGAAAACATCATTGCGATTCCTGCTGATGGGATCCTTCCTCCGGATCTTGGTTTACATGAGTATGTTGATTATGAGATGCAATTTCAAAAGAGTTTCATCAATGCAATGGATATTGTCCTCCAGCCGATCGGTTGGGCAGCTGAGGAGACAAGTTCCCTTGAGGACTTCTTCGGATGATTAAACTGCTCTTGAGAGCGTAATAATTTATTTTGTTTTACCCCTGATACCAAGTATACTTGGTCATCTAATAAGGAGATATACCTATGAGTTTGCTTGAACGACTTCGCAAGAATTCAACTATTAAAGATACTGCTGTTCTTTCGGACAGTAAGTATTTCACCAAGAAAGATATGATCCCGACCTCAATCCCTGCAATGAATATCGCATTGTCAGGTGAGATTGATGGTGGATTTGTTCCTGGTCTTACTTTGTGGTGTGGACCATCAAAGCATTTTAAGTCAATGTTCTCATTGATTATGGCAAAGGCATATCTTGAGAAATACCCAGAAGCAGTTATGATCTTTTATGACTGCGAGTTCGGCACACCATCTGCTTACTTTAAGTCACTGAACATTGATCAAGAACGCATTCTCCATGTTCCTATTATGAATATGGAAGAGTTTAAGTTTGATGTTATCAAGCAACTTGAGGCATTGAATCGCGGAGACAAGGTTATCTTCGTTATTGATTCGCTCGGTAATATGTCGTCCAAGAAAGAAATGGATGATGCCATTGAAGGCAAGTCCGTTGCGGATATGTCTCGTGCTAAGCAGATGAAGTCGATCTTCCGTATGATTACTCCATACCTGAATCGTCTGGATATTCCTATGGTTGCTGTGAATCACATCTATATGGAACAAGGTCTGTATCCAAAGGCAATCGTCTCTGGTGGTACTGGTGTTTACCTTTCAGCTGATAACATCTTTATCCTTGGTCGCCAACAAGAGAAGGAAGGTACTGACATTATCGGATATAACTTCATTATCAATGTCGAGAAGTCCAGGTATGTTCGTGAGAAGTCAAAGATTCCTATTGAAGTAAAGTTCGAAGGTGGCGTCTCTACTTGGTCTGGTCTGCTTGATATTGCGATTGAGTCTGGTCATGTTATCAAACCTTCAATGGGTTGGTACTCCAGAGTAAACAAAGAGACTGGTGAGATCGAAGATAAGAAGTGGCGCGCAAAGGATACCGACTCCAAGTTGTTCTGGCAGTCGATCCTCTCCTCCGCATCATTCCAGGAATACATCAAGAACTCATATCAAGTATCCAATGGTGACATCATCACTGATGAGGATATCGACGCAGAACTAGAGGAAGTTTAATGATTAACATTCGAATCATCGAAAGAGGTATTAATGTCAAACCACTACTGGATGAAGCTCTTTCGCTTTCTCCGGAGAGTTGGGTTACTCACTCGAAGGTAAAGACGCATACTGTCGTGCCTTTGACTGTTCCTGTAGTTTATGCAGGGCAAGATACCTCTATCCTTGATTCGAGTGAGACAATCAATACTCCGCAGTATTATAAGTGCCCAACTATTCTGAACTGGATGCGCCGTAGGAACTTCTATCACCATGCATGGGCAGGAATTTATCGATTGCCTCCTGGTGGTAATGTTCCTCCGCATAAGGATGACTCCGGTGATTACTATATGGACAAGATGCGTTACCATCTTTGTCTGCAAGGAAAGTATCTGTATAAAGTAGAAGGTGATCCAGTGTATACGATTACACCTGGCACTCTGTTCTGGTTCGATTTACAGACAACGCACAGTGCTGAGTGTATCAGTGATGATGACAGAATTACTTTGTTATTCGACTTAGCAAATCCGAATTCTCTGATTAACCCATAAGAGGTAATTATGATTTTAGATAAAATTGAGTTAGTGCAAGAGGCAGAATCAGACAAGATTAGACCGATTCGAATTACAGAAGGTGAGTTCGAAGGTGTGGTAGTTAGGTTTGGTCGTGCATGGTTTCCGGAAAATGAAGATAATAATCTTTCCTTTGAAGTTGACATAATTGAGGGTACAATTGAACCTGAACAGGAACCTCGTTTACACGATTTTCTGGGCCAGGTCTTAATGGCATTTATTCAAGAAGAAATGAAACGCGAAGAAAGAAACAATGACAAATCTGAGAATTGAAGAAACTATTCTATCGAATTTATTGATTGATGAGGAATACTCACGTAAGGCTACGCCATTCCTCGAAGCTGATTACTTTGTCGAAAAGGCAGAAAAGACTTTGCTCATAGAGATAAATGGATTCTTCATAAAGTATAACAAGTTGCCTACGAAAGAAATTATTCGTGTGCAACTTGCGCAGAGAAATGATCTGACTGATACTGATCTCAAGAATGCCCTTGAGATCGTTGATAACTTTACTGATGAGAAGCCAACTAGTAAAGAGTGGTTGTTGGAGCAGACTGAGAAGTTCTGTAAGGAAAAGAGTGTATACAATGCTATCCTTCGTTCCATTAAGATTATTGATGGTAAGGATAAAGAACTGAACAAAGAAGGTATTCCGAAGATTCTTCAGGATGCCTTGGCTATTTCGTTTGATACTGCAGTTGGTCACTCCTACCTTGAAGATGCAACTGCTCGTTATGAGTTCTATACTCGTAAGGAAGAAAAGATTGCATTCGATCTAGAGATTCTTAATGATATTACCAAGGGTGGTCTGGCTAAGAAAACGCTGACTCTGTTGGCTGCTCAATCTGGTGGTGGTAAGAGTCTGGTTATGAGTCACTTCGCCGCTGCTGCTCTGCGCCAGGGTAAGAATGTTCTTTACATTACTCTAGAAATGTCCGAGGAAAGAATCGCGGAACGTATTGATGCAAACCTTCTCGGTATTGACATTGATAAACTGGCTGAACTTTCCAAGGAAGAATTCGTTCAGAAGATTGCTACGATCAGTAAAAAGACTCAGGGTAAATTGATCGTCAAGGAATATCCAACTGGCTCTGCTCATTCTGGTCACTTCCGTGGTTTGCTTGAAGAGTTGAAGATTAAGAAAGATTTTAAGCCTGACTTCCTGATCGTTGACTATCTTGGTATCTGTGCGTCCTCGCGCATGAAGATGGGTGGTAGTGTTAACAGTTATTCCTATATAAAGAGTATCGCTGAAGAGCTGCGTAGTCTGGCAGTTGAGTATGACATTCCATTGATCAGTGCTACTCAGGTCAATCGTAATGGTTTTGATAACTCGGATATTGAACTTACAGATACTTCTGAGTCAATGGGTCTGGTCCATACTGCTGACCTGATGCTTGCTTTGATTCGAACTGAGGAACTGGATGAGATCAATCAAATCCTGATCAAGCAGTTGAAGAATCGTTATGCTGATACTGCGATCAATAAGCGATTCGTCGTTGGTATCAATCGTTCTAGGATGAAGTTGTTTGATCTTGAGAAGTCTGCCCAGACATCTATTGCTACTGGCTCATCGTTTAGTCCGAAGGGCAAGATGAAGAAAGTTGAGGAGCCAGACATTCCCCTGTATGATCGCTCGAAGCCAAGACCTACTGACTTCGGTGGATTCAAGTTCTAAATAGAGTTTACTTTTATTCAAATTAGAAGTATAATATCTTTATGGGTTGGTTAGTTGAACTTCCCGCCGCTCTTTTACAATTTGTCTGTAATCTGTATGGATCCAGGGTTCGCTCTGGTGTCATATTGAAATGCACTTGAAAACATAGCATGCTGGGGCGGTGGTAATCGTCGGCGAGGGTGAGATATCCTGTAGTGCATTTCAATATGGTGATATCATAGTGAAGCATAGCACTTCACTGATAAGGAAGTCTGGTCGGCTGTATTCAACTGGCTAGTGCTATGCTTCACTATGATATTTTGCGCGAGTGGTGGAATGGTATACACGCTGGTCTTAGAAGCCAGTGCCGAAAGGATTGAGAGTTCGAGTCTCTCCTTGCGCACCAAGTTTTGAAACTCTAGTGTAAATGTGCACACGCCCCTAGTACTAGTCTAGAAATAAAGGGTGTAGAACACGCGGCTCAAAAAGCAGATGCGAGTGAGTTTCTTCTATACTATTCCTCAATAGCTCAGTCGGTAGAGCAAGGCACTGTTAATGCCTGGGTCGGAGGTTCAAGTCCTTCTTGAGGAGCCAATTAGCGAGAGTGGTGGAATGGTATACACAATTGACTTAAAATCAATCGCCGCGCATGGATTGCGGGTTCGAGTCCCGCCTCTCGCACCAATACGCGACCGTAACTCAGATGGATAGAGTATTCGGCTTCTACCCGAACTGTCGGGGGTTCGAATCCCTCCGGTCGCACCATCGTAAAGACGTTAAATACTAATGGTCATTGGTACCATTAACGGAGAAATAAAATGGCAAGAGGATACGTTATTCAGGTCCTAGTAGCAGTAGATCAACTAGCCAATGCAGTATTGGGTGGTTGGGCAGATGAGACTCTGTCTAGTCGTTCATACAGATTACATGACAAGAAAGTTTGGTTCATTGCTGAGAAGATGATCAATGCTCTGTTCTTCTTACAGAAAGATCATTGTCGTATGGCATATGAAGCAGAGTTAAATAGAAAGCAGACATTTAGTCTGCCGAAGTAAACAATCGGGGGTGTAGCTCAATTGGTAGAGCGACTGCTTTGCAAGCAGTAGGTCGCAAGTTCGATTCTTGTCTCCTCCACCAAAATTAAAGGATGTATATGCAAAAGAAATGGTATTACTCAAAGACAGTCTGGCTCAATATTTTTGCCATGGCTTCGATTTATCTGCAGATGGAATTCGGTTTTCTGTTTAGTATAGAACTGCAGACAGCTGCTTTGTCTTTNATCAANCTCTGGTTGCGTAAGTTGACGAAGGAAGAAATCGTCTGGTAAAGCATTCGCCCCTATAGCTCATTTGGTAGAGCAACTGATTTGTAATCAGTAGGTGCCGTGTTCGAATCATGGTGGGGGCACCAAAACGTAGGGCTGGTAGCTCATGATGGTTAGAGCAGCGGACTCATAATCCGTTGGTGGTGTGTTCGACTCACACCCAGCCTACCATTGTAAAGGAATGATTATGAGTGATGGTGGTAAAGGATCTGCACCAAGACCATATAGCGTGAGCAATGAAGAATATGCTGCTCGCTGGGATATGATCTTTCGTAAGGATCAGAAAGAAGATAAACAACAGCAGGATTCAACTCCTGTTGTTACAGAAGAAAAGAAAGTGTCTCCCTAGTGTAATGGCAGCATACGGGTCTCCAAAACCCTTGGTGGGAGTTCGAGTCTCTCGGGGGATGCCAAATATAATGCGGGATTAGTTAAATGGTATAACAGCAGATTTCCAATCTTCGGTCAGGGGTCCGATTCCCCTATCCCGCTCCATTTTTAATTAGGATAAATTATGAACTATATTCCAATGAGTGGCAACATTATCGTGCGTGTGTCAGAAGGCTCTAAGGTCACTGATTCAGGTATTGTATTGCAGCACTCACAAGAGCCAGAGATCGCTATCGTGATCGCAGTTGCATCTGATGTTGATGAAGTAAAGATCGGTGATCGTGTACTTGTGCATTGGCCAGATACGATCAAGTTAGAACTCAACACATACAAAGTTCCGATGAATAATGTGTTGGC